CGACTGACTACCGCTGGCACCCCGCCCGGCCCGCATCACATCGGTCTGGATCATCAGGCCCGCTGGATATTTCGCGCGACGGTCCGCCAGGCGAATGCGCTCGATCGCCGTCTCGCGCCCGGCCAGCCACATCTGCGCGCGCGGATCGTCGCCGATGTAAGGCGCGGCATAAGCCAGCGTGCCCCAGAGGTAAGCGCTCGGATATTGCTGGAGAAGCCAGTTGGTGGCGACCGTGGCACTGAGCGGTATGATGCCCGACAGGTAACCAATATTGATCGGGTCCGGCGTGTCGCCTGCATTGCCGACAATGCGCAGGTTCAAGCCTTCGATGGTAAACGCCGCGGGATAACCGGCGAGATAGAAAAGGTTCTCGTCCATATTACGCGGCGTCTGGTAGGTGAAGTGGCGGCGGCCGTAATTGGTGTTGACCCAGATCGACCGCAGTTGGCCGTAATCGAGCGGCAGCGCGATCGTGTCGCTATTCGGGTCCGGCGTGATGGTGACCACTTTTTCGGTAAACCGGATCTGCAGCCGGTCGCGCGCCTCTTCCTCGAACATCGTGATCATGTCGGGCACCGCGGGCGCCACCAACGGGTCGTCCGGCCGCGCCAGCCAGTCCAGCGCCGTCTTTTGCAGGTTGGCATAGCTATCAAGCGGCATGAGCGGTCCCTAGATGATAAAATGCCGGCCATAGCGGAGGTGCGACCACTCGCTGCTGTTCAGGAGCCGGCGCACTGCCGCCTTGTGGTTCCGGTCCCAGGCGCGGATGCCGTATTGCTGGAGCCACAGGAGCTGGACATCGGGCGGAATGCGCGCCGCGAGCCGCATCGACTTGTCGCGGTTCCAGCCGTTTTCATCCTGGCTGCGCTTATTCGCTTCGATGATCGGCGCGTGGTCGACCGTGCGCCGAATAATGCAGCGATCGCCGTCAGGGTCGTATTTGTAGTGCTCGACCGCGCCCGTTGCAGGGTCGCGGGATAGGAACCGCCAGCTATTCTCGGGCAAGTCGGCCCTCGAGTTCAGTGACGCGCGTCTCGAGTTGCTGGATTGCGCGCATGAGGTAGGGAGTAACGTTCTGGTCGATGATGTGCCGCATGCCGTCAGCAAGAGGTGCCACGCCTACCGCAAAAGGCATGGTCTCCTCAAGTTCCTGCGCAACGAGGCCGCACGGCACCATTGGATCGATATGGGGCATTAACTTGCGCCCCTCTTCGTTCCATTCAAACTCCCGCACGGGTGTCGCGCAGATTGCCGCTAAAGCGTCGACCTTGGTGTCATGGATATTGTCTTTGAGGCGAGCATCAGAGAAGCCGGTTCCGGGACCAAAAATAAACCCTGAACTTCCGTTATCTGGACTGATGACAAGGCTTCCGCTGCTGATGGCGAAAGTCATGAATCCCCAATCGCCGCCAAAGCACTCGATGCGCGCACCGGCATGGGCACCATTACAGCGGTAGACACCAACAGCATTAACATCGCCGGAAGCAGCAAGACCTACACAGGTAAGAAAGTCAGCTGTGACAAAAACACGTCCTTGGAACGTTACAGGCTGAGTAAAGGTAGACGGTCCACTAACAGTCAAATTACCGCCGGTGACAGTCAGACCACCAGCAATATTAGCGCCGCCAGCGGCAACCGTAATACCTCCAGAGGCAGTAAGCCCGTGGCAAAAAATATCGTTTGGCATATTAAGATTGCCGTTAATCGTCGCGCCACCGCTAACAACATCCAGACCACCGGCGTTAACCACCATCCCGCCGCTAGCAGTTATGGTGTGCCCGCTTATGTCGTTTGCGGAAGAAATTCCACCGGTAACGGTCAGACCACCGGCAGTAATATTCATTCCGCCGCTAGCAGTTATGGTGTGCCCACTTATGTCGTTTACGACATTAAGATTACCAGTCGGAACAGTAATCCCACCGCTACCGTCGCCGCCGATCGCCACATAGGGGTTGAGCAACAGAAAAGCTCCAGCGCCGCCGTTCAGTGCGGCCTGATAAATTATTTGTGGAGCACCCGAAGAGACAATGTCGTTGGCGATAATCGGCGTGCCGTTTAACCGCCAGATCGGCTTGACACCAAGTGCATTGACCTGGAACTGATCACCGCCGACCGAGAATGCCGTTGCCTTAAACGAATAAATCTCCCCGTCAATATAGCCCGTCGGGTAGGCCGAATTCGCGGTAGTGAATTGCCACAAGCCGCTGGCCGGGGCAATTGTCTGAACTGGGTTGATCCTGTCCCAAAAGCGCTTGAGCGCCCCCTTGTCCCCCCGCGCGCTGTCGTTGACACCGCTGGGCATCATGCCCTCGGGCCAGCCGTTCGGCGACGCCTTGTTGTTCGAGGCGTCGGTCTCGAACCAGTTGGTGTTGTCGCTCAGTTCGGCCATTGCGGTGTCCTGAAAAAGAACGGCGACCCGCCCGGTTTACCCCGAGGAGGGGGAAGGGAACCAGAAACGGGTCGCCTGACCTCGACGCGGCCAACCCCAGCCGCGTAGAGGGTACGGTTACACCAGATCGACGACAGCGCCGGAGCCGGCCTCATTCCTGCTGGACAGCGTGTATTCGCCGACGAGCATCTTCTTCTCGTTGTCGCCGGTCTTTGCCAATTCAACCAAGTTGATCGGGCGCAGCCACGCCAGACCCCATAGGTCAGAATTGATGATCAACGCGTCCCTGGTCCGCATAAAGCGGTCAGGCTTGATCTCGACGCTGCCGAAGTCATAGACGTATACATCAATACTGTTGACCAACTTCTCTTCCTCGGCGCTGACGTACCGGGTGTTGTTGCCGGTGAACCCCGAGATCTTGGTCTTCTGGCTGCTGTTGACCAGCACCATTTCCGGCTCGTCGCCGCTGTTGGTCCAGATCGACGCGAGCGCGGTTTGCAGCATCGCCTCGGTGAACGCCACCGGGGTGGTGCCGTCTGTCCGCGCGTTGGTGCCGTCGCCCGCGGGATTGGCCCCGCCGGCAACGACGTTCGCCACGTTCGTCTTCAGCCAAGCCAGCACACTCGCGCACTTGGCCGGCGTCGCGCCGACAGTGCCCACAGCGCGGGCCTGGTTCGACAGCAGGATGGTCTCGATATCGCGCTTGAGGGATTTCCCCTTCTTGGCGACCTGATAACCCATCTCCGACTTTCTACCCGCTTTGTCGACCGCTTCCTCGGTCATCGAGACAATGACCGTCTTGCGGCTGATCTGCGAGTAATTGCCAAGGCGAACAGTCGGCACCACCGCGTCGTAAGTGCTGATGTCGTCGCCCTGAATCTGCGCATTGGCGCCGTTTGGCGTCTCCAGCGCGTCGCTTTGCCACTCATGGTAGACAGCTGTCGCCTTTTCTCTCGCGATAGATGTCATAAAAGGTGTTTCCGGTTGTGTTATCGCGCGGCTCTTTATCCGCGCTTCTGCCGGTTACCCGGCAGTCCAGACTATATCATCCCTTTCGGGCGGGGCGCTCGTGGAGGCAATTACTGCCGTGGTCGCCGGCCATTGATGCCATTCTTGCGGAAGAATTTGGAGCGACAGCTTCCTGAGCAAAAGAGATGCGCCTTGCCGGCAACATCGCTCCAGCTCTTGGAAATAAAGACGCCGCATTCCTCGCATTGGCCTTCCCAGCGACGGTAGGCTCGGCCTCTAGTCGTTACACCTTCAACGGGCTTTCGCCCGTCGCTTGGCTCGGGATTGTCCTCAGCATGACCCGGTCGGATGTTCCCCGAATTCACCCCGTTTGCATCTGACGCAGCATGTTCTGCCCAATGACAGCGGTGGCAGAGCGTCATCCCATTGCTCAGTTCCCATCGCAGCTCGGGGTAATGCTCAAAGGACTTAATATGATGAGCATGCAGCTCGACACCTGTCGCGCTGCAACGCTGGCAAGTGGCCTGATCGCGGCTGATAACGGCCCGCGCCCAAGCTCCGTGCCGACCTCGGCGATCCTTCCGCCTGGCCGCATCGCCTTTAAAGAGGGGATGCTCGGCTCCGTAAAGCCGGCGTTGCCCCGCTCTCTGGCATTCCTTTGAACAGAATTTCCGCGCTACGAAGGTTGTGATCGGCTCGCCGCTCCAGACAAAGGTTTCGCCGCAGTGCTCGCACTGCTTCGTCCTTGGCTGGTCGCCTTGCCAATTAGGATGATTGGCACCCGTCCAGTTCACGGCGCGCCATGCGCCGCGACAAGCATAAGAGCAAAAACGGTAAGTCTTAGCTCTAGCGGGTATTACTGCTTTCTCCTTTGAACACCACTCACATTGGACAGTGACTGGCATACTACGTCAGTGGACCGAAAATCCAGTCGGAGAGATATTATAGATGATGTCGCTGAGGTCTTCCCTCAGGCCGACGGCACTGTAGGTTGTAAACGTGTTTCCAAGTAGAGCCATGACGAGATACTCCGGGGATGCTTCCCCCGGCGCGATCGGGCGAAATTAAAGAATTTCGGCGATGAGCGATCCGGCGTCGCGCACGCTGTTCGTGCGGCCCAGGCGATTGACGCGTGCCTGCAAGCGACCCCGCGGCCCGCGGTCATTGTCCTGGCTGGTGCCGGGAGCCCTGACCTGGGGCGCGACGTTGTTCCTCTTGGTGTCCGCCGATGCCGCAGCACTCATCTGCCGGTCGTAGAGCATCGCCTTTGTCGCGATGACCACCATCCGGTGATCGTAGGCCGTGCTGATTTCCTGCGGGGTGAAACCACCCCTTTCGGCAAGATAGGTGCTCAGATCCTTGCGAAGCTGAGCACCTTTCACCTGGTCGCCGTAGTCGGGCATCTTTTCGTTTAGTGC